AACGTAAAATTTCAGATTAACCGCCGCTTGTTGTGTGCTACTGTTGTTACTGTCCTTCCAAATCTGACAACGAAGTTTCGTCGATGAATAACAGGTAACAAGCGCATTCACAATCGCCGCTCCGGAACTATATGGAATCGTCACATAAGCGTTTGTCGGCGTACTGTCGAAAATACCGCTCGCAATCGTGAATTCCGTATTGCTCGTTCTGTATAGCCTGTAACTTGAACTCATTGTAAGCGTTCCCGAACTAATTGAGTCGCTCCAAGCTTCGATCTTGCCGGATGCCCATTTTTGGTAATACCACGATCCTGTTTTGCCTTCACTTGTAACAAAATCAGATAATACCTTGTTGTTGATTTTTAGCGGAAAATATGAATAGATATTTAAATGATTTCCCTCAAAAAATTCAAGATACGCTCGTTTGCTTGATCCGTAATAAAAATCGAGTTCGCCTTGATTTATTTTGACATAATAATCTTGATTCCCCGATGATGTACCAATAATTGCTCCGTGTGTTGTAAACGAGGCAATTGGATCTGATGAACTGTTTTGATCGTACAATCGCATACCATCATTTAAGAATGACGCTCTTGTATCGCTACCGTCTTTTACTTCAACACCGCTGTTTCCGATGAACACATTGTCCCCGTTCGGATTCCCGACCGTAACCGTTGACGCATAAACCGGAGCGGATGCAACTTGATAATAAGTTCCGTCATAGTAGAAATTAACGGTTGCTCCCGCCGACCAATATGCCGCATTTACACCGTTCGTATAAATCGCCTTTGCCGTTCCGCCGTTGATACTCAATGTCGGATTCGATGCCGTATTCTCGTTTGTGAACTTGATCGCGAAATACTGTTTGGAGTCGAGTTCGTAATTATCGACCGTTGCGGTTTTCGCCGCTGTTGCCGCCGCCGTTGAAGAGGTTCCATAAACAACGCCCTCTTCCGTCCACGCTCCGAACGTGCCGTTCGAATATGTCCTCAAGTATGTTTTTCTGATTGCGCCGTTTTTACAATATAGATGTTGTACGAGGTAATCGTTCGAACCCATCCACTCGATTTCAAGACGGAGTTCGCCCGCCGGAAATCCCGAAGGCATATTAAGAAGCGAATTACAGACCGCCGTTTGTGATGTAACATAAACTGTATCTTTCGCGATACAAGAGTTCATATCATCGCCGTTCTGTAACGTGACGTATGTGATTCCTGGTCCCGCTGGTCCTTGAGGTCCTTCCGGACCCGTTGCCCCCGTAGCACCGCGATCGGCGTAAGTATGGTTAATACACTCGCCGTGTAAATCGCCCGAAGATGTATCGCTTCGATATGTCAATTCGTGAGATCGTCCCGTGTCCGTCGCTGTTCCTTTTACGAGGAACAAATCTCCGACACGGCATCCGTTACGAATCGAAGATGTACCCGACCAACCCTCAACGTGTCCGATCGTGCCGTAAGTCGTCCATTGTGATTCCGTGAAAGCGTTTCTTTCTACCGTTGCCACAATGCCCCAACCCTGTGGCCCCTGTGGACCCGTTGAACCAGGCGTACCATCGTCAACTCTCGTCAGATCAATTTGTGTTTCTGCTCTAACCGCCATTAGTCTTCCACCTTTACTATGTAGCTCTCTGATGTGTTTGCGGAGCTCACGTTGTATGTGAACCCTGTATTGATCAGAGAACCATTCTGATACCACTTAACACGAACATCGTCCCCGAATATCTCTTCAAGACGTGTCTGATTATTGATAACCTCTTCGCCGTAATAAACGATCGCTGTTAATGTGGTATTGATTGCCGTATTGTTGAATATAATTCCGTTCGAGCTGTTTATTGTAATGCTTGTCGCGGATAATGCCTGTTGACGTATCTCGTCCGCAAGCGCAATCAAACGATCGGAAATACCGCTCTCTCGAATGATCCATTCTCCGAGAGTCGCGGTAATCTGTCCTAACGTCGCCGATTTCTGCAACGTAAGGATTCGGCCCTCAAGATAAAGATTGTCTTGATCATCAACGACATAAGCCCAATCTCCGATTCTTGCATCCTTCGGGAAAGTTATAAACTCGATGTCGTATGTGATCGTTTCATTGATCACTTTCTTCAGCTCCGATACGGCGTGACTAAACAATGTTTGTTTATTCGTTGTATCGTATGAATACCGTCTTACGAGTAAACCGTCACTATCGAGCTTGCTCCCCCATTTTTGCATAGCACTTTTACACCTGACCTGATTGCCGACGATTTGGTAATCATCATCAGGATCCGCCGGAGTATGTGTCGTTGTTCCGTCGCTTGAATAATCAGCTCCAACAAGATTTATCGGTTTATCCTGTCCCTTAAGCGTTCCGCCTGTAACAACAAACGCTGTCGCAAGTTCCTCGACGGATTTGTTCGTTGTTATGCTCGAAATATCTCCGCCCAAACGCAATTGATACGTTATGTTCCTATCCCCGCGACGTTGATAAAGGTTGATATACCGTTTCGTGACCGCCAATTGTTCGATTTCATACGAGAAATCCAGCTCTCCGTTGAATGAATTGACGATGGATAACAACCTCTCAATTACTGTACTGTCGCTGTCGAATTTCAACGTCCTTGTTCCTGACGTTAATTCGTTGATACCGATTTCCCATCCGGCTTTTAAATAGTAATTAACGTAATACGCGCAATCGTGAGCGGAGTCGAATTCTTTCTCCGCCGCTTCGGAATTCAATAAGTCGAGCCCCGCATCTTCGCAATACGCCTGAACAGTTTGGTTCTCTGTACTGTGAACGGTCGATATGATCGTATAGAATTCGTTCTCTCCGTCCGCGCTTCGTAACAGGAAATTACCAACGGCGACATTTTCAACAACCAAATTCCGAGTTTTGTCATTGTATGCGAAAGTTACATCGAACGTCTTTTCCCCGCTTGCGATGTCTTCGGTTTTCTCGTCCTCCAATATCGTGATCCCTTCAGGTAATTCGGTCGATGCACTTCCGAGAACATTGAGTTCTCTGTCCGCAAAATAAACAATCATATGAATCTCTCCCGATACTTGATCGTAAATGTCGGAGCATCCGTTGTGAAATCAGAATAGTCGACTCCGATTAGGTTGTTTCCTGGAGTCAGGTAAAAATCTTCCCAATCGTTGCCGAGTGCTCCGAGATATGTCGCTGGAATTGTAGCGGATCCATCGTCGAGATAAACGCTTGCATCTGATGTATTTACCGTCAACACATCACCAGGAGCAAAGATATTCTTTACATCCTCGTAATTGTCGAACGCGAATCTTTGAAGCTTGCAAGAATACAAGTAATTCGCATCCATTTCGGATTTAGTTCCGTTCTTCATAAAATGGAACGTTATCTCGTTCGCAATCAAATCTTCAATAGCGGAGTTCGTCCAACCCATCGAGAAATATTTGCTTTCGAAATCGATGCGTCCGCCGATCTTTTTCATCGACCACGTTCCGATATTTTTGCACCAATCCGTCGCGTGATATACCGCCGTTGTTGATCCGACATAAAAGTACATATCACAACGTTGATCCCTCGTTTTCTTGATAAGACGCAACGCCCCGACCATCGTTCTCGTTCCGCTCTCGTTATGCCACAAAATACACTCGAATCCGCCGAACTGTGACGCGCTCGCCGTGAATTTCTGACTCCAAGTGAAATTGAAGTTCTTTCCGATTGGCGGAGTTTCGCCCGTAATCAGATACGAAAGTGAAGGACCGTGATAATTCGTTCCTGTACTGTAAGTGCCTGGATAAGTGTACGGCTTTTGTCCCGTAGGACTTATATTCATAAACGAACCGACCTGTGTTCCTGTAAGAACTTGCGATCCGTTTACCGTCCAACCCGTATTCGACTTAAACGACCTGTTGACAGGGACCGTTGCCGGATAAGCTACGTCCGCCCAATCCGTTTCGTTTGGATCTCCGAACTGTAATATCTTTTCACGCTGATTCACGAAGCCGACGAATCCGCATTCGTTCGTGCTTGTACTTTCTCCGCTTGCGTTTTCCGTGTTCGCGAACTGTGTAACGAATGTCGGGTAACCCCTGTATGTTCCGTTATATGTGATATTGAACTGTTTACTAACAGCGTTCGCCGTGTACTCCGCCGTTGAATACTTGAACGGATCCACACAAACGATTTCAAATGTTCCGTTCCTCGTTGTATCTGTCCCCTCGATGTCGTCAGGAACAACGAATGAACCACGAACGAATTTATCCGGTTCGCCGTTGAATATGATCTCCGCATTTTCCACGTCGAGGACACGCATCAAGGTCGTATATGATGATTGAAGATCGTTCCAATCATCGCCCTCGATGTAATACTCGATCTCGATGTGTCTTGCTGGATAACGCGAACCCGTAAATATGGACCCCGAACGGACCGCCGTTTCAACTGTCGCTATTTGTTTTTCAAGCGTCCATTTATTGTATGCGTTCAAAGTATGGTAACCAGGAACCAACGATTCGAGGAACTGTCCGTTTATTTTGAACGCCCCTGATGGTAATGTGTCTTTGATTTTCGCCATCTTATACACCTACAATCCCGATCTTTCGATCTTGTCGTCTTTGTAACGTGTTTATTGCTGAATTCATATATGGAGCGGTAACGTCCGCGACTCTCTTTCCGTCGATGTCGAGAACAATATCCGAATTGACGGACATCAATGCGGTCACGATCGCCGCCGTTAGTTTCTCGTAATTGAAACCGTTCATATTTTCTGCGATCGCTCTTGCAAACGGTTCCATCTGATGCCCTGAAAGCGGAACGACCGCCTCCGGACCCGCTTCACCGATACCCGCCGCGTATAATGTCGGACGGTCGAAGATTCCGCCTCGTTTGTACCATTTGATCGAAAGCGATGGGATCTTTCCTTTCAGCAAGTCGCCAATCTTCCATCCCGCTGGTGAAATTGAGAAATGTGGTAATGGTATTTTCGGACTCGCCATTTTGAAATTAAAGAATCCCTTTATCGTATCAATAATCCCCTTAATAATGTTCTTCGCTGTTTCAAACGGATTAACAAGAGCTTCTTTGATTCTTCCGAATATCGATTTGATCTTGTTATAAATGCCCGATGCTATTGTTATGATCGCAAGAGCTGTCCCCTTGAAGATCGTCGCCATAGCTCGAATCGCGGCTCCAAGAACCTTTATTACGCCCGTAACCAATGTGAACGCCGATTTCAGACGACCCGCCATAAATGTTGCAACGAGTTTCAAAACAGGCATCAATGCCGTAATGACCGGAGCAAGTTCGTCCGCGATCGCTTTTGCCGTGTCGATTATTTCTGTAACGAACTCTTTGACCATTTTGATTGCTGCCTCAATTACTGGTTCAAATGTCGATACCAGCACTTCAGCGAGCTGACTTACTGCGTCCCTGAATTGTTTGCTCTTCGCAAGTGCTGTCGCAAATAAGGCAACGAACGCCGCTATTGCTGCACCGACCGCAATTACCGGAGCGGAGATCCCCGCAAGTGCTCCAAGAAGAACACCGACCGCGCTTGATAACGCCCCAAATATAAGTAATGCCGGAGCAATTGCAGCGACCAATGCAGCGATTCCAGCAACGACCGCAATTACGACAGGATTCAGATTCGAGAACCACTTCGCGAACTCGCCGACCTTTTCGACCACTTTTTCAAGTATCGGTTCGAATACTTCGGCGAGCTGTGCTCCGATGCTCTGGAACGCTATCAGACCGATCGCCTTTATCGTATCGATCTTGTCGTTGAACTCGTTTGCTTTGTCGAGAGTTTCTTGATCAACGAAGTCGAGGTCGTATTTCTTCATCGTTTCGGCGAAATTCTTATATGTTTCGCCTCCGTCCTCGATAAGCGGATTCAGCTCTGTCGCCGATTTACCGAACAGGTCCATCGCAAGAGCATCCCTTTCGGTTTCGTTTTCCATCTGTCCGAGTGCCTGAATTGCTTCCTGGAACACCTCGTCGTTGTCGCGGAGTGCTCCGTTCTCGTCCGTAATAGCGATCCCGAGTTTTTCGAATGTTTCGACCGCCGTTTTAGATCCTTTATTTGCGGACCCCATCGTTCTATTGAGTTTGACGTGTGCTCTTGTAATAGTATCAACATCAACATCAACGAGTTTCGATGCCGCCGCGTACATCTGCAATTCTTTCGTATTTATGCGATATTTCTTTTGAAGCGTATTCAGATTATCTGCCCATTGTGCGGATTTGTATGTCAACGCTCCGATTGATGCCGCAAGAACCCCCGCCGCTCTTGAAATACCACGCATCGCGTTCCCAGCTGCCGTTGCTTTCGAACCTATCTGCTTAAACTGTTCGGAAGTAGCTCGAAGATTGACATTCCCAACCTGTTTCAATTGGTTCTTGAAGTTCTTGAGCTTCGATTCGGTCGTTATGATCTCACGTTGTAAATTTCTGTATTCTTTCGAATTCTTGTCAACGTGCTTGTTATCTAACTCTTTTTGCGCGGCTTTCAACGTCTTGAGTCGTTCGCTTGTTTCGCTTATTTTCTGTGTAAGAAGCGTTTGTTTCTGTCGCCAAAGATCAACGCTCGTCGGATTGAACCGTAACGCATTGTTGACTTTCTTGAGT